AGTTTTGAGTAGTCAAACCGCTAGGATGCCCCAGGAACGACGATCGGTAGCAGGCCCGTGCTACTGCGCGCCAGATATCGATCGCCCCGTAGCGTGGCGCCTATTGCCGTACAGGTATATCCTGCCGCTTGTCTCTCGTCACTCGGCAACAATCGACCCTCGCCGGCTACCCTCGATTAGGCGCACATAAGATGCATTATCAGACGTTGGCATTTTCCTTAGCATTTCCGTGCTACCGCCTGATAGGTCAGACATTTGAGCCCATTATCTGACCTTTCCTGCCACTCGACAAGCGACACGTGCAAGGCGATAGACACCAGGCTATACGCGACAGCCAATAGCTGCTAAGTGTATGAGCCACAAGGAGATATAGCGACAGACGAGAGGCGAAAGGTGGGCGAAAGTAAGAGGTAGGTGTGATCACACTCGGTGTACAAACACGCTTCGCCAGTTCGGCGGCCAAGCCTTCCCCAGGGACCCGCCCCAGCCGCGCTACGTTATGTGGTCGAGCATGGGTGTGTCGCGCCTCGCGTCAGGCTTCCCCGAACCATTCGAGGTTTTGAAGCAAATCCTGCCACGTTTTTCTGTCAAAACCCAATCCGGCGGCCAGGCCCCCTTCGACGGGTCCTCTTTCTCCCACCCCTCGGAAAATCGCACCCAAAAAACACACGCCACGCGAGTAATGAACAGTGACATCCGGCGCGATGACGGTCGAACGGGACGGCAAGACCGTTGTTATCTACGAACCGCTGCCCCACCAGCGCCGGCTGCACGAATCGACTGCCAAGTACACCCTGATGGAGGGGAGCCGCGGCGGCGGCAAGTCGAAGGCGCTCCGATTCGACGCCTACATGCGGTGTTTGATGATCCCTCGGCACCGGGCGCTCCTCGTGCGGCGCAGCTTTCCGGAACTGAGGGACTCGCATCTGAACTGGGTGCCCTTCGAGGCCGAGCAGATGGGTCTGCCGAAGGACGCTTGGCACTCGACGAACTACACCCTGCGGTTTCCGAACCACTCGACGTTTCGGTTCGCGCAGGTCGAGGACGACGCCTCGCTGACGAAGTTGCTGGGCTCTGAGTACGAACTCGTACTTATGGACGAGTTGACTACCTTTAGTTACCGGCAGTTCGCGTTTCTCGCCACGTCGCTACGCTCACCGATCCCGGGGTTCAAACCCCTGCTTCGCGCGGGCACGAATCCGATTGGGCAAGGTACGGCCTGGGTGAAGGCGTTTTTCATCGACCGAAACCCCGACCCCGAGGAGTTTGAGCACTACGACCCCTCGGAATACGCGACGATCACCTGCAACATGGACGACAACCCGTATGTCGATCCCACGAACTACTCGAAAATGTTCGCCAATCTGCCCAGCAAGGCGCTCCGCGAGGCGCTCCGGCACGGCAAGTGGGTGGTCGAAGGGCAGATGTTCGAGGATTGGGCGGAGACCAAGGATGGTCGCCCTTGGCACGTGATTGACACAATGCCGACCTACAAGGGGAAGTCGATTCTGAGTCTTCCCTACATCGAGGTGTTCCGGTCGATCGACTGGGGCTTCAGTGTGAGCGGGAATCCGGGCGTCTGCCTGTGGTTCGCGTGCCTGCCGGACGGGTCGATCGTGGTGTTTCAGGAGTATGTCTTCAGGGACACCCTGCCGGCCGACGTGGCGACCGAGATCCGGCGCCGGTCGGAGGGCATGAAGATTCGGTACACCGTAGCGGACCAGGCGATGTGGGCCGAACACTCGGGGCCGAGTATCGCCGAACACTTCGAGCGCGCCGGGGTGCCCATGATCGAGGCGGACCGGCAGCGGGAGGCGGGGTGGATCATGGTCCACAACTGGCTCCGGTCGACGATCAACGACGGCACGGGCGAACGCCCGAAACTTCAGGTGCTGCGGGGCACGCCGGACAAGACGATGGGCTGCCCGCTCCTGATTCGCTCGCTGCCCGCAATGGTGGTGAACGAAAAGAACCCCGAGGATATGAAAACTAAGGGTGTGGAGGATGATAGCCCCGATTCTTTACGTTACGGGCTAATGTCCCGGCCCTCGGCCTCAAAACTTCCACAGGCGGACCCCGCGGCGACGTGGATGTTCCAGCAAATCTTCAAGTCCCGGCCCTGGGGTAACCGCCTCGGGTCCGAAGCCACGCACAGGTAACCTATGGCCCTGACCCCGAAGCTGGCGCGCACGTATCTCGACGCCGCCGCCAAACACCGACGCGACCTGGTCACGAACCAGTGGCAGACGAACGTCGATTTTCGGGTGCAGAAGCCCTTCGGGGGCATCAACGACGAGGGTCCGGCGCAGGACCGGGTGGCAGTGCCCGAGGACTGGGCGCGGACGCGGCAGAAGACAGCGCAGTTGTCGTTCCAGGTGCCGAAGATCCTCGCCAAAGCCAAGCGGCCGGAGTTTGCGGCGGCGGCGCCCGTCGTCACGGCGCTGACCAACGACCTCCTGACACGGGAGTGCCGCGCCGCCTACATGATCGACGAGGTCCTGGCCGACGTGGTCAACGCGGCCGGGTTGATGGTGTCGGTCATCGGGGTCGACATTCGCACCGAGTCGGTCGAGGTGGACGTGCCGCGGCCCCCGATCGGGCTGGACCCGATGACGGGCGAGCCGGTGCCCGACCCGCAGGGGCCCATCAAAGAGACGGTCGACCGGGTCGTCTCGCAGCGGTTCTACTGGACACGGATCTCGCCCGGCGCGTTCCTGTGGCCGGCGGAGTTCACCAGCTCGGATTGGAACCAGGCGTCGTGGCTGGCGTATGACGCCTGGCTACCGCTGGCCGACGCCAAGCGCCGGTACAAGAAGATCCCCGCGGACTTCACGGGATCGTCATCCTCCCCCCTCCTGTTGTCGGAACACGTCTCGGACGCTCCGAAGCAGTCGAGCGCGGGGGGTGACGATCCCGGGGCGTCTGATTCAGGGGCGCGCTACGCCAAGGTCACCACGATGTGGTACAAGGCGGCGTGTTACGACGAGGCGGTCGCCCATCCCGACGCGCTGCGGACCCTCGTGTTTGTCGAGGGCGTGGACGAGCCGGTCGAGCATGACGACACGGACTGGCAGGTGTGGGTCGACGAGCGCCCGGAGCAGCCCGGCCAGCCTGGACCGGACGGCCAGCCCGGTCCCCCGCAGCCGGCGTCGCCCGGCCACTACCTCGGCCTGACGAAGTTCCCGATTCGGGTGGGCACGCTCACCTACATCAGCGACCTCGCGGTGCCCCCCTCGGACAGTCAGGCCGCGCGGCCCCAGGTGCGGGAGATGATCCGCAGCCGGTCGCAGATGATCCGGCAGCGGGACCACTCGGTGCCGATTCGCTGGTACGACGTGAACCGGCTCGACGAGCTGACGGTCGGGCGGATCCAAAAGGGTGAATGGCTCGACATGATCCCGGTCAACGGGCCGGGCGAGCGGGTGATTGGGGAGGTGGCGCGGGCCTCCTATCCGCGGGAGTCGTTTGGCTTCGCGAATGTCATCGGCTCGGACCTCGACCGCACGTGGTCGATGAGCAACACGCAGCTCGGCACGACCAACGACACCGAGCGCAGCGCGACCGAGGTCGGCGTCGTCGCCAACGCCAACGGGCAGCGGCTCGACTACGAGAAGGCGCGCGTGAACCGGTACCTGGTCGAGGGGGCGGAGGTTCTGTTCTCCCTCGCGCAGCGGTTCATGGACGAGACGCGCTACGTGGAGATCGTCGGGCAGGACGGCGCCGAGCGCCTGGCGCCGGTCACCGCCGCGGCCATCGCGGGGGACTACGCGTTTGACATCAAGGCCGACAGCTCGGACCGGATTGACACCGCGACGAAACAGGGCAACTCGGTTAAACTCTACAATATTGTCGGAAACAGTTCGAGCGTCAACCGCCAGGCCCTCGAAGCGGAAATCTTCGAACTGCACGGGTTAGACCCCGCCAAGATGATGGCGCAGCCGAAGGAGAAGGGGCCGGAGCCACCGAACATTTCCTACCGGTTCTCGGGCGAGGACCTGCTCAACCCCATCGCCGTGGCGGTCATGCTGCGCGCTGGTCACGACCTCGGACAGAAGGACA